CAATGGTAGCGAGAGCTCCCAACGCTCGGGTTGTAAAACCGAGTCGCGGTCCCGAGAAATCCCTCAGCCGTGTAGCACGGGGAGGGAATAGGGATGCGAGCAACAGGAACGGGTTGCAAAAGAAGAGAAACCGTCGGTTAGGACGGGAGAAGAAGAAACTGGACAGGAATGGTGGAGGAATCAGGGAGTACCTTTCCCTTCTGTTCGAGGTTCTGTGTGCCCTTGGTTATCGGGCACGCAAGTCAGAAAAAGCGGAGTTTGTTCAGCGTGAGTGGCTAAGGATGTCCGGGGGTAAAAACCCAAGACTCCAGCCCGGCTACGTGTGGTTCAAGATTGTGAAATACAAGCTTGATGCCTTCGTGGCCATCTTCACGACAGACGAGGGAAGTATACCAACACTTCCCAAGGCTCCACAGAACTTCATAACAGAATCAATCGATCCGAACTTTGGAGACAATCCAAAGTTTCTCTGCGGGGGCAGGCCCGGCAGATTCATCACCAAGCTCATCAAGAACGAGAAATCTAAGATGAGCCTACTCCAATCCTTTAAATCGCTGAAGCAAGCGTGCCCCAGCGTACCCGCGAAGTTCATCAAGGAGAGTGTGGAGGAGGAATTCAACACACTCACGCGTGAGCCCTACGGGCTGCCCGAGACGGTTAATCCGAAAGACTACGAGGATCTCCTCGAAACCTTTCAAGGACAGGTCGCGGACATGGAAGATTGGGTAGATCCCACAGATTGGACGAAAGAGCATCCCGGCCTAGCTCAGGCCAGGGGTTCTATCAAGCAACTCGAGAATCTTCTCCTCATAAGAGAAGGACTCAGGAGAACGGTTGACGAGCTGTACAGAACAGCTGGACCCGTGCAGTTCAAGGCAATCATGCCGAGCACCTCGGCCAACTACATTGATAACAATGAAGCGGGCGGAAGTGTTGCAACACTACTGTCTGAACCTGAGTTTGAGTTACTAAGGCGTCCTGGTGGATATGTGGTGACAGGTAATGAACGGATGGAAAGGACCTTAATGGAGGAAGCTGAAGACTTCGATAGGACATATAAGGAAATCGATGAAACTGAGAGTCAATGGCTCAAGAGGGAGCTCAAGAAGCTTTCTTGGAGAGGAACAACGCACGATGGGACCAGATGAGAAAAGACATGGCGTATCCGGGCTACGATAGACCGGGCCTCGAAAAAGAGGTAAGACGCGCAATCTTCTCAGAAGACCTGGAGGAGAGATTCTACAGGGACCTACTGGAACTGTGCATTCAGATGTGTGGTAAACCGGGAAGAAACTTCCTGGGTGACGACCTTCCGAATGCCGTTCTAGTAGGACTGGATGAACCCCTCAAGGTGCGGGTCATAAGTAAGATGGATCCATATCTTATGACATTGTTCAAACCCTTGCAAACCTGGATGCACCGTGTTCTGAGGAACCACGACACGTTCAAGCTCACAGGAGAGCCCATCGATTGGGAGTATGTCCAAGGACGACTCGGTCAGAAACTGGCAGAGAATGAGTTGTACATCTCGAGTGACTATCAGAATGCAACAGGGAATCTTTATTCCTGGTGCTCCGAATATGTCGCAGAGTGTGTCGCGGAGAAAGTCTACACACAAGGTGGATATCTAAGTCTCGACAAAGAGTCATTTCTGAAACTCTTCAAGAAGACCTTGACACAACACAATGTGGTGATGGATAAAACCTCACGGCCCCAGACACGGGGGCAACTCATGGGAAGTGTTACCAGTTTTCCGATACTGTGCATAATCAACGCGGGTGTGAATAGGGTCGTACTCGAGAAGGCCCGAGGAGGACAAAGGACAGGACTGAGGAATCTACCCATGGCCATCAATGGTGACGATATCGTCATCAAGGGAGGACAAGGGGTGTTCGCAGACCATGCCACTTTCACCGCTCTTACCGGACTGAAACTCAGTCAGGGGAAGGTGTTCACATCGCGGAAGGTGATCAACATGAATAGCAGGTTCTTCTTCCGAGCGGGCGAACGTGAGGTTATCAAACCCACGGGCGTCTTAGCGGAAAAGAAGATGGTACAAGTAATACAACCCGTACCCTACTACTCAATCGGCACAATTAAGGGAAAATCTGACTTTGGACAACGATACAGAGACAGTGTGGAGAGAGGCAAGGGGCTTGTCTCGGAGGAGTTTATTCACAAAGAATTTATTCGCTACAACAAAGAAGCGATGACTCGATGGAAACTCCCTTGGTATATCCCCGAATGGCTCGGAGGGTGGGGTCTGACCACACCCTACACACTAGGTAAAGTCTCGGTTGTCGATCGTCAGGTCGTCAACAAAATCTTCAGCGGATGGAAGCAAAAAAGACCCTCCAATCCCTACAATCAAACAAAGACTTGGATGATGTGGGATCTGGCAGAGGAAGAACTCACAAAGCGAGTGGGGCCCTCTGCGGTCAAGGTCGAGACGATTCCAGACACCGTAGGAGGAAGGCGGTATGATCGTGCGATCACATCTACTATTGTCAATCTCTTATCCGACTCTAACATCAAGTTGACGGACATCTTTCGACCCCCGAAAAAGGGCAAAAAAGGTGCACGACAGAAAGACGTCATGAGACAAAGGATCTTGAGAAAGAACGAGAAGATGTGGAACCCGAAGACTTATAAGAGTCTCCAGGTCACGCCCGTAGATCCGGAGAAGTTAATCAAACGTAACCGCTATCTATCACTGGCAGAAACCAGAGATGAAGAAGTGGTCACACATGAAATTCTCAAGTTCATGACGGGCATGTACGATCAACAACTTGAAGGAGCGCTCCGAGAAGCGATGGTCAAGGGAATCCGCCGGTCCAGTTAATTTATTTCTTCTATTATTCTCATTTAGCTCTTGCAGGGATGGAGTTCCCAGTAAGAGTCAGGCACGGTCTAATATGTAGTTTCCGTGTGGCTAAAGTTCAGC